TATCACCATCTTTTGCTATTTGTTTATATTTTTCAAAATTTATTATAGATATATTATCTATAAATTTATTGGAATAACATAAATTATCATCTATAATATTTATTATTTTTGTAAATTTTTGTATATTTTTAAATATTTTAAATAAAAATTGTCCACATCCATATATATAAATTTGTTTAAAATTCACAAGTTTTGAAAAATTATAAGAATCTATAATATTTATGCCATTATTAATATAATTTACAAATGATAAATTAGTAGTATTTTTACCGAAAATCCCTCTTATAACATAATATTTATTATCTTTTATATTAAAAAAATCATCTGTTAAGGATAAAGTATAATATCCAAAATTAGATAGAAGTTTATTTAATGAAAATTTTGAAAAAAAATTAATATGTTCAATATTTATTTCTTGTAAAGGTGTTATATTATTTAATTCATTATAAAATTCCGCATTCGGGACCTCTATATATAATAATCCGCCCTGATTAATATTATTAGAAATTTTTATTATAAATTCATTTATATTATATATATGTTCTAAAACGTGAGATAAAATTAAACAATCATATGAATTTTCATCTTCTGGCATCCCAATATCATATTCATTAATATTAAATGTTGTTGACAATAATTCTTTTAATTTCCCATTTCCAGAACCATAATCTAAAATATTTTTAATATTATATTTTTGTAATTTATTTTTTAGGTATGAAAAGGTTTTTTCATCCTTATCTGAATATATTACATAATTTTTATAATTATTAAATAATTTATAGTAATTATCATAATCATTTTGATTATTATCCGAATCAGTATAATAAAAATTACATTGTGAGCAAAAAAATATATTTAAAGTATTATTTAGGATAATATCATTTAAAGTAGATAGATTAATAGTACTGATTGGATTTTTTATACAAGTATTACAACAAGCACAATTTCTCATTATATATTAAGTATTATATTTAAATATAATTTTTATAAACGCTTTTAACAGTTGGAATATTATAATTATTAAAATAAAAATAATTAGCAATATCTTCCAAAAAATTATTTACTGAATTAGATAAATTATCTAAATATGATATAAAATCATTTATATCTTCTTGGGTATAATTAATACTTTTAATATCATCATTTCCCCAAGCAAATAAATTATTTTTTTTTGGAAAATTATTAAATACCGAATTTAAAATATAATTCTCTTTTGAATTATCATCAGGAACTAATATAACTTTACATCCACAAATTATAGCACCAATAATAAAAAATGTTTTTAAATCATAACAATAAAAATATTCACATTCATTAAAATAATTAATGATTTGAGATTTAGATAGATTATCCAAACAAATACTATCATATGGATGAATATAATTTATAAATTGAGTATAAAATTTTCTTTTTTTAATTAAATAACATGATGATGATGGTTTTCTTGGTTGAAAATAGTTTTGAAATAATTTATCAATAATACAATTATTTAATATTTTTATATTCTGCGCTATTTTTGATTGTTCCCAGTGATAAACTAAGTCATTCGGATGCCAAGTTCTAATAATAGATATCGGACGATAAATAGTTCCAACTTCTAATAAAATCCATCTCATAACATTCTTTGCTTTTAATGGATTACCATAATTTCCATCAGGATAAATAACGAGAGTTCTTGAATTTATTTCATTATCGTATGCAAAAAAATTACAAAAAGGATTTTGTAAATTTTGCCTTGTCATAACATACATTTTTGCATAAATATTTTTATATTTTTTTTCATTAATTTGTTTTGCTAAATTATAAAGAGCTTTATTTCCTCCACTTGTAAATTGGCCATTATCATTCCATGGATCGCAAACTATTATTATTTTTATTCCTTTATTATATATACGTCTTTGAAATCTACCGACATAAAAATAATGTTTCATTAATTGTATTGTATTTAATTGTCTTATATCCGAATAAATTTCTTTATAAATTTCTGGCTTAAAATCCCAAAAAAAGGTATTAAATTTTTTTATTGAAAAGAAATCATATACTTTTTCCATAAATAATAAATTATTATTATCATATAAATTTATTATTTTTTTAGTAATTTAGATTGAAAAATTCTCTAATTTTTGAACAAACATAATCTACATCTTCAACAACCATTCCATGGTGAGCTCCTAATAAAAATCCTTCTGCCATAATTCTATCCGAATTAGCAAATACTTTTAAATATTCTCTATAGGCAGGATGCCTTGTTACATTTCCCGCAAAACAGACTCTGGTTTGAATATTATTATTTTCTAAAAAAGTAAGTAATTCTAAACGTTTAGATGTCATAAAGGGAATCGCTAACCAATCACTATTAAATGTATTAATTGGCATTATTAATTTATCTTGAAGATCTTTTAAATTTTCTAAATATCTATTAAAAACGATTCTTCTTTTTTCTCTAATTTCTTCAATTCTTGATATTTGAACCAACCCAAATGCCGCATTTAATTCAGATGATTTCATATTATACCCAACTGCTTTATACAAAAATTTATAATCATAAGGAATATCATCTATAGAAAATTCAAATCTTGTTTTGACATCTTCTGAATTATCTCCTATTCTTCCCCAATCTCTAAACATTGTTGCTATTTTTAATAGTTTTTCATTATTAAACATTACCATTCCTCCAGAACCTGCAGCTGTTATTAGATGACTGGAATAGAAACTGGTAATTGAAATATCTGTTTCTGGAGTTAATGTAATAGTATCAGCTGAATCTTCAAATAAAATAATATTTGGACCCACTAATTTTCTAATTTTTGCCCAATCTGGTTTAGATCCAATAAGATTTGGTAATAGTATTACTTTGGTTTTTTCAGTAATTTTTTCATAAATTTGTTCTGGGGAAGGGACATAAGTTCCTATTTCCACATCACAAAATACAGGTTTTAATCCACATTGAATAATTGGTGCTAATGTAGTAGAAAATGTACAAGCGGGTGTAATTATTTCCGTAACCTTATCTAAATTAAGTGCATTTAATCCTAATAAAATAGCTGAAGAGCCACTATTTACAAATAAACCATATTTTTTTCCAAATAATTTTGAAACTTTTTCTTCAAATTCTATTGTTCGTGGTCCAAAACCAGATAACCATCCGTCATTTAAACATTCTATTACAGCTTTAATTTCTAAATCACCATAAGCCTCCTTTTTATTAGGAGCATACCATATTTTTTTTGTAGTCATTATATAGTTAATTTATATTATAGTTATAATATTTTAACTAAAGTTGTTTTTAACTGTATTTTCTAAATTTTCACCATTAGATAATTTACGAATATAATCAATAAATGGCAAAATACTTTTTTCTGTAGTATATACTAATATATTGCTCCATTGTTCCTTTACTAAATGTATGGTATTTTTAGCCCAATCAATCTCAGATAATCCATAAGCTATTCCATATAATTTATTTAAATTATTGTCTTTTAAGTAAGGATAAACAGCCGTGGTTTGTAACCATTCTGTTTCAGATAAACCATCTACTTTAACAACAACAGATATACAACCACATAATGCGGCCATTACATTTAAAAATGTTAAAGGGTCATAGGATATAAAGATTTTTTTTTTATTAAAAATATTAATAACTTCAAGCATTTTATGTTCCCTGGTTATTTCGGTGGAGGTTTTGGGAGGATGAGCCAATTTTAATATTTTATGATAATGTGATTTCCTTAAGGTATGACAGTATCCTATTCTCCCAGAAAGGTTATAATTCTTAATAATTGGGTTTAAATAAATTACTGTAAGTAATTTATAAATTCCACCAACTTTATCAGGATTATTAAAAAAATAGGTATTTGGATTAAAATAATAAACTAAATCACCTTCATTCCATGTAGTTAGTTTAGATTCACAAGCGATTCCTAAAGGAGCCAAAATCCATCTTACAACATGAGGAGCATTTAATGGGTTTCCTTCAATAGTTTCTCCATATATAACAAACGTTTCATTTAAATCATAATCATCTTCATAATAATTAGAAAATATACTATTAGGAATTTTTTCTGGTGCGTATATTTTAATTTTAAATCCTAAACTATCAATAATTCTACAAAATTCATATTGTACAACTAAACCTCCACAATTAAAATTAAATGGAGAAAGTGTATAAACAAGAAAATTAAACATTTATTTATATATATAAACCGCTTTATAATTTAAAAATATTCGTAAATAAATAATATTATGGTAAAAATTTTAATCACAGGAGGTAATGGAAATATAGCTAAAATAATAAATCATAATTTATCTATTTTTTATGAAATTACAATTATAACAAGAAATGATTTTGATTTGATGGATGAAATATCTGTTTCTAATTATTTATTAAATAATGATTTTGATGTATTAATTCATACAGCTATTAGTGGTGGTAGAAGAACAAAACAAGAAAATGGAGATGTTTTTTATAAAAACCTTTATATGTTTGAAAATTTAATAAAATATGCTTATAAATTTAAATTAATAATTAATTTTGATTCAGGGGCTATTTATGATCGTTTATCTAATATTTATAATAGAAAGGAAAACGAAATAATAACTATTCCATCAGATTATTATGGATTTTCAAAATATGTAATATATAAACGTAGTCAACAATTTAAAAATATTATAAATTTTCGTATATTTAATATATTTCATGTTAATGAAGAACCAGATAGATTTATAAAATCCTGTTTTATTGCTAAAAAAAAAGGGTCAAATATTAAAATTTTTCAAGATAAGTATTTTGACTTTATGTTTGAAGATGATTTCATTAAAATAATTAAATTTTATATTGATAATTTTGAATTAAAGAATTTACCAAAGACATTTAATTTATGTTATAAAAATAAATATAAATTGTCGACAATAGCAGAAAAAATAATAGGAGATATAAATAAAATAGAAATTTTAGATAAATATAGTGTAAACAATTATTGTGGTAATGGAATGCTTTTAGATAATTTATCTATTGACTTAGATGGTTTAGATGAAAGTTTAAAAAAATATGAAGCCAGGTTGGTTCTTTAAGTTGTTTAGTAAAAAAATATTATTTTGATAAATCAACTTAAAGAACTATTATTTTATCGTATCCCTCTCGTAATAAAACCTTGCTTCTTCGTCTTCTAAATTAACTTTTGGAGGTTGCGACCATTCACTATATGCTTTCGCTTTCGATGTTGGTCTATCTAATGCTAAAATTTGTTTTAATGCTATCATTCGTCTTTGAAGTGGATTGATTGATATTGATATTTTTCTTGTTAATTGTTTCCAACGCCATTCAAATTGAAGAGCTGCTTGCCAATCTGGGAATCCCTCAACATATGCTACTCTTATCCAAGTCTCGCCTTTAATAATTTTAGCACTTGTTGCAATTGCGCCTCCTTTAATTTCTTTATTGTGTTGTCTTAAACGTCGTTCTAAATTTACAGTTGCTCCAACGTAGGTAGAATTATCACTTGATAATAATAAATAAACAAAAAAAGACATTTATAATTATACATTAAGAGAATTAAATTTACAGAAAAAAATTGTATTTTTAAATATTATAATAATTTATTATTATGCAAAATTTCGGTAGAGGAATGTGGCGTCGTGTAGGCGATTATGATAGAATACAAAAACCAATAATTATACAACAATCACGTCTTGAACAATTACAAAAATTGGTTCAATATCAAAATTTTTTAAATCAACAAAAAAATAGAAATTCAATTAAATCTGCTAAACTTGAACCAAATAACATAACTACTTCTTATAAACCCTTTGAAACATTCCAGATTATTGAAGATGTAATTGAAGAACCAATATAAGTCAATGGATGTATTTTATAAATTTTTTTATATTATTTTAACTTTACTTACAATTTCTCGTTACTAATTTCGGAAAAATTAATTTTTCCTGTATAAGCAAAATCTTTTAATTTTAAACGCATTTGGTTTAAAAAATTTATATTATTATTTGTTACATATTGACATGATAAAATAACTCGTTTTTCATTTTTACATAATTTTGATGCTCTATGATATAAATAATTTCCTTCAAAACAAACTGAATTATTATTTATTAAATTAATACTTTTTATTTCATTATTATCATTTTTAAATTGAAATTCTGTACAAGTTGATTTATTTGTTATTGGAATTAATAAAGTAAAAAAACGACCATCATAATAATTATAATCATAATGCCAATTTATCCAATCTCCTTCATTCTCATAAATTAATAATGCACAACTCGTTGGCAAATTTAAATCCGTTGAAAATAAATTTAATTTTAATTTTGTTGAAACTATTTTACATAAATCATTTTGATAAAAATTTATTAAATTTGGCGCATATTTAACTAAATTATTGGTAGGAATAGTTATTCCCCTTTTATTCGGTAATGCACAGTTTAAAATGGTTTCTGGATAAGTATTAATATTAACTCTTTTTTGAATTTCTTTATTTAAAAGCGCATTATTAATTTCATTTTTTATTTTATCATTTAAATAGACATTAAATTCTTTAAACAAACAAAAATCTTTGGTGCATTTATAATTTTTATTCATTTTACAAGCACCCGAATTATATCCGTAAATACAAATACATATTATTAAAATAAATAAAAATAATAAAAATATAAACAAGTAATAAGATTTATTACTTTTCATTATATAAATATATAAATATATTAATTTATTTTTTTCAAATGAGGTTCTAACATTTTCTTTAAAAAGTTTATTGTATTTGATTCCGAATTTGTATAATATTCATAATCCATATTCTCATTTAAACCAAAAAGATTACGAAGTTTTTGATCCTCAGTTATATTTATTATTTCATTATCATGTACATAAATAAAAACCATTTCAAAAACTTCATTATATTCCATACAAATCCCTATTTCTATATTGAGAAATTTTGATAATTGATTACTTACCAGTCTTAAATCCTCTCCAAAAAAGTTTAATTGAATTGTATCCTTTGTTAGTTTATTTTGTTTTACATTTTTTTCATTTAAAATTAATTTATTGGAAAATTCTATATGGTTTTGACTCAAAAGCACACAATTTTCCTTAGAAAGAGATAAATTTTCTTCTTCATCTTCACTTTCAGATAAATAAAATATGGAATCTTTTTTATCTAACATTTTATTTATTGATTGAATCTCATTTTTAATTTCATTTAATTGTTGTGAATGATCTATACATTCTGATTCCTCCATATCTATTATATTTTTAAGTTCCACTATTGAATTATACAATAAATCTTGTTTTATTTCAAGATTATTTATTTTTAAAACTAAATTATCAATAGTTGGTTTGGAAATTATAAATAAATAAATATATGTTAAAAATCCTATAAAAATAGAATAAGTTATATTATTAAATGTAATTATAAACGATTGAATTATTTTTGAAATCATATTAAGAATTCTATATTCTTAAATTAAAAATAAAAAAAATGGTTTCAATTTTATTTTAAATCAATTATTTCTGGTAATTCCTTATAAAACGTGTAAAATCAGAATATTTATTTTTTTATTATATTTTCTACAATGGCTTTAATAAGTGGGGGAGGTACAGCATTTCCTATTTGTATAATTTTATCTTTATCGGTTCCACATATTTTATAATCTTCCGGAAATCCTTGAATTTGCATTAATTCATCTGGAATTAACATTCTCAGAAAACATCCTGACGGATTCATTAATGGTACAAATAAACGTGGCTGATGTTCATACGTACATATGATAGTCTTACATGGATTTCTTATATCTAATATTTCACAGTGAATAGGACTATCTCTTTTACCAAATGAAAATAAATTTTCATATTGTTTTCCATTATAATACATTTCTATTAAGGAAGCATTTATTTTACTTAATAAATATGGATGTCCATCATTATTATTTTTATATTCTGTTTTATCATTCATATTCATTATTATACATTCATCTGGGATTTTATCAAACAATTTAGGGTCAACCTTTACTGCCCCAGTCATGTCATATTTAATAATTTTCTTTAAATTCAGATCTTTTGATAAAGGATTTGGAAATTTGGGTTCCCAGTCGAATGGGTTATCTTTCTTTATTCCTAATATAATTAAACGTTCTCTTTTTTGTGGGACATTATATTGTTCCGTTTTAAAAACTTGATAAATTATTTTATAATTTAATTTTTCGAATTCATTTACAATAATATTAATAAATAGTTCACCTTTGGCTGTTTTTTTTGTTAAAAGACCTTTTACATTTTCCCCAATGATCATCCAAGGATTTGTTAGTTTAGTTACTCTTAAAAATTCTAAAAATAATGTATCTCTTGGGTCATCTAATTTTCTTTTTCCTGCATTACTAAAAGAAACGCAAGGAAACCCAGCAAATAAAATGTCAGTTTTACCATTAAATTTTTCAAAACTCTTATCTTTTAATTTGGATATATCATTTACTTTTCCATCGCATATTAATTCCGAATCGGGAAAATTGGCTTCATGGGATTTACAAATAATTGGTTTTAATTCATTATATGCGATAACCCTACAACCGGCCATAGAAATACCTAAACTATCCCCTCCTAATCCTGAAAACAAACTGATTGCATTAAAAACCATTATAAATATATATTCTTTAAAGTCTAAATAATTACTCATAAAAAAAATATTTAATTATTTATTATTACAAATGTTAAATAAGAATCTAATTTCTTCAAAATGGGATTTTATTCTATTAATCCCTTATTCGGGACCTTACATATCTCGGTAAACATTCTAACTCATAATCTGCGCTAATTTCTAAAAGGTATATATCATGAGGTCCATGTAATAATGGATTATAGTTTCTTAGACGATAATTATAATTTCTAATAGCTTGTTTTTTTGCAATTTCCCATTCACTATCATAATTTTCATAAGAATTACTGGAAGTGGATGAACCCATTTGTTAGTTTAATAAAAATTCAAAAAAGTAATAAATAAATTCAATTTTTTTTATTGAATATAAGTTCTTTAAGTTCAAAATTCAAAATAATATATATTATTAAGTAATTTAAAGACTCTTTAAGTTCAAAATTCAATAATATATATTATTTGAAGAATCTTAAAAAAAAGTCGGGGCCAGAATCAAAAATGGACATTTTTAAAAATGTCCAAAATTGAAAATCCCAAAAAAGTTTTGAAAAAAACACATCGAAGTCACTTTGTGAGGCAAATGCTCTCATTTTTAAAAAAAATAGAAAAAAGTGTGATGATATTTTTTGCATAAAACTATTTAGAAATAATTTCTTTTGTAAGAATATGACAACGATTGACAACGAAAAATATGCTATTTTATGCCTTAAATTTTTCTGTAAGAATTGTGACTACGGAACGTCTAAAAAAAGTAGTTTTAATAATCATTGTGAGAGCAAAAAACACAAAATTAACAATTTAACAATAAAGAACAACGAGAATTATGCTAAATTATGCTTGTCAAAATATCAGTGTGAAAAATGTAAAAAAAATTTTAATGATAGAGCGGGATTATGGAGACATAAAAAAAAATGTAATAATGTTGATCAATTAAAAGAGGAATTTAATGGGAACGACAAAGATTCTTTGTTAGTTCATTTATTAAAGAAAAATGAGGAGTTACAAAATAAAATTATTGAGATGTCTGTCCATTCTTCAATAAATAACAATTCTAACAGTTTTAATACAACTAACAATGCTTTTAATCTTAATTTTTTCTTAAATGAAACATGTAAAGATGCAATGAATATAACTGATTTTGTTAGTTCAATTAATATGAATCTTGATGATTTGGAAAATACAGGAAGACGTGGTTATATAGAAGGAATTTCCAATATTATTATCAAAAACTTAAACCAATTAGAAAATCATATGAGACCATTACATTGTAGTGATTTTAAACGTGAAGTTTTATATATAAAAGATAATAATCAATGGCACAAAGAAAATGAAAATAAACCTATACTAACAAAGGCAATTAAAACAATAGCTAATGAAAATATTAAACAGATTAATAAATGGAAAGACAATAATCCGGATTGTATAAAATCAAATTCAAAGAAAAATGATTTATATTTAAATATTGTTAGTAATTCAATGAATGGGATTACAAAAGAAGAAGGAGAAAAGAATATTAATAAAATAATAAGTAATGTAGCAAAAAATGTTATTATTGAAAAGTAATTTTTTATATTATTTTCTTTAAGTAGATTTAAAAATAATATATATTGTTTGAAGAATCTTAAAAAAAAGTCGGGGTGGTTTTGAAAAATGGACATTTTTAAAAATGTCCAAAATTGAAAATCCCAAAAAACTTTTAAAAAAAACACATCGAAGTCACTTTGTGATTCAAATGCTCTCATTTTCAAAAAATATAGAAAAAAGGCGTGACGATAATTTTTTCTATTTTTTTTGCGTAAAAGTATTTAGGAACTTATCTTGTTTCAATTTATGAAACAAATTGAAACAATTAAGTTCCAACAAACTGACAAGAAATTCAAGTGTGAAAAATGTAACTATGAATCGTCACGAAAAAGTCAATTTGAACGACATTTGGCAACCGATAAACATAAAAATGGAACTTTTGAAACAGAATTGAAACAAAATGGTTCAAAAAAGTTCCAATGCTTATGTGGTCTTAATTTCAATAGTAGAACTTCCTTGTGGCGTCATAATAAAAATTGTAACCGAAATAACATTAGTTCTAATATGGTTACAACAGAATTAGTTATGGAGTTAATAAACGATAATAAAGAAATGAAAAAAATTATACTT